TGACGCACGTATGCCCCTATTTAAGGAAAAGCGTACCACTACCTCATTCGGTAAAGGTAAATAATTTAAGGAGATATATATGGCTACTACAGCAGCCCCATACGGTCTTCGTCCTATCAACCTAATTGGTGGTCAGCAATTCGCTGGCTCAACACGTCAATTAAAAATCGCTAGCGGTTATGCTGCTAACATTTTTTACGGTGATGTTGTTGCAATTGGTACAGATGGTACGATCGTAAAAGTAACAAACGTAGGTACAAACGCGGATGCATTCCCAGCTGGTACAGTTGGTGTGTTCTTAGGTTGTTCATACACAAGCCCATCATTAGGCTATTTCTTGCAAGCACAATACTGGCCTACTGGTACTGTTGCTTCAAACGCTACAGCTTATGTATGTGACGATCCAGATGCATTGTTCCAAATCCAAGCAGATGATGCTGTGACTCAAACAATGCTAGGTTCTAACTTTGGCGTGAATCAAACAGCAGGCTCTACAACTACTGGCGATTCAAAAATATCATTAGACGTTGGTACTCGTGCTACAACAAACACTATCGCATTGCGTTTAGTAGATTTTGTAAACGGCCCATTCTCTACTGTTGGTGACGCATACACTGATTGTATCGTTAAATTTAACTTTGGTATCCATACGTATTACAATGGTACCGGTGTTGGCGATTAAGGAGAATAAATAATGGCTATTTCACGCGCACAGCTCCTTAAAGAGCTACTACCAGGTCTGAACGCTTTGTTCGGTTTGGAATACAAACGTTACGGCGAAGAGCATCAAGAGATTTACGAAACTGAATCTTCTGAGCGTTCATTCGAGGAAGAAACAAAATTGTCTGGCTTCTCAGCAGCTCCTGTTAAAAACGAAGGCAACGCCATCGCTTATGACAATGCTCAAGAAGCTTGGACAGCTCGCTACACACACGAAACTATCGCTTTAGGCTTCAGCTTGACTGAAGAAGCAGTAGAAGATAACTTGTATGACACTTTATCTGCTCGCTACACTAAAGCATTAGCTCGTGGTATGGCTTACACAAAACAAGTTAAAGCAGCTAACGTATTGAACAACGGTTTCAACACCTCTGGTTCATACAACGGCGGCGACGGTGTGCCACTATTCAGTGCATCTCACCCACTTGTTACTGGCGGTACAAACAGCAACATTCCAACCACTCCAGCAGACTTGAACGAAACTTCATTGGAAAATGCAGTTATTCAAATCGCAGCTTGGACTGACGAACGTGGCCTATTGATCGCTGCTAAACCTCGTAAATTGGTTGTTCCACCAGCATTGCAATTCGTTGCAACTCGCTTGTTGGAAACTGAATTACGTGTTGGCACTGCTGACAACGATATCAACGCATTGAAAAACAACGGTTCAATCCCAGAAGGTTACGCAATTAACCACTTCTTGACTGACTCAAATGCTTGGTTCTTGACAACAGACGTACCTAACGGTATGAAACACTTTGTACGTACTCCATTAGCAACATCAATGGATGGCGACTTCGATACTGGTAACGTTCGTTATAAAGCACGTGAGCGTTATTCATTCGGTTGGTCTGATCCATTAGGTATGTACGGTTCAGCTGGCGCTTAATAAACGCTAGGTAAGACAAAAGGGCTCACTTCGGTGGGCCTTTTTTAATGGTTTTCTCTATGGTGATATGTACAGAAAAGCGCAGAATTCGTACATGTACATAATGACGTGTACAAATTTTAAAGGATTATAATCATGTGGACATCACCAGCAGCTACTGAAATGCGTTTCGGTTTTGAAGTAACAATGTACGTAATGAACAAATAGTCTAAACATTTGTTTAAACATAGGCGGTTAAGCCGACACTAGAGGATGTAGTAAGTAACGAGTTTTTCGGCTTTCTGCGTTACATGTAACAACTACCAAATCTACGCCTACCTTTCTGTAATTAGGCCTTCTTTTAATTTACGTTCTTCGTGATGGTGTTTGCGGTGACAATTAGCGCATAGCACTATGCATTTGGCTTCTATTTCTTCGCGGGCTATCTTATAAGCTCCGTTCTGAACTAATTCACTTATCTTTCTATTGGCGGGATCGGGTACTACGTGGTGGAAGTCTAATGCTGCCGGGTGGTTTTCACCGCAGTTGGCACACGCTAACGAGGCTTTATAGTTTTCCCATTGGATTCTTTTCTTTATCTTACCTAACCTAATTCGTTCTATCTGAGCTGGCTTATTACTGTCGTAGTGCTTCTTAGAATATAGCTTTGCTTTTGCCTTGCGAACTTCTAGGTCTTTGTAGGGCATAAATACTCCACTAATCTGTTGACACCAAAACAATAACATAGTATAAAGACTGTATCAACCGGGAAATTAAATCCGGCTCATTAGACTGCCCCGGCGGACGCATACAAGACTAATGAGCTTACTTTGTATGGAGAAATTCAAATGGCATTTACCACATTCAGCGGTCCAGTTCGTTCATTAGCAGGTTTCGTAGAACCTGTAATATACATCAAAGCTACAGACGTAGTATCAGGTGCAGTTAATGTTTCTGCAACAGGTAACATCGTAATCCTTTCACCAGCAGATGGTGGCCCAGCTTCAACATGTACATTAGTATTACCAGAAGTAGTAAGCGGTGATTTCACCCTAACTTCACAACCAGCCGATGCTCGTTACAATGGCGCTAAAGGTACTATCTTGAACTACGGCGCAGTTGATCACGTTTTAGGCGGCTACGGCACTAATGACTCAACATCAACAGCAGGCCAAAAAGTTAACGGCTCTACAGCTGGTGTAGTTATCCCCGCAGGTTACGGCGTTCAATTCGGTGGTAATGGTAACGACGCAGCACCTTGGGCCGCTACTAACTCAGTATTGTCCACAGCTAACACATTCTAATTAATCTTGGGGCTTCGGCCCCGCTTACAATCTAAGGAGATTAATTATGAGCATAGTTTCATCAATAACCCGCGTAGGCACGTATGAGCCATTCGAGTTACAAGTTGCACGTGGTCAAATCACAATGCATCGAAGTTTTTGCCAATTTGGCGCAAACGGGGCTGTCGGTACATCATTAGAAACGGTTTGGGTTGGTAGCAGTTTATATACCTTCCCTGCATCAGCTACTACTACAACTGTTTCAAGCTCTAGCGCAGATGATGCTTCAGCAGGTACGGGCGCAAGAACCGTATTGGTTGAAGGTTTAAATGCAAGTTACGAAGCTGTTTCTGAAACAGCGTCTTTAAATGGGCAAACTGGCGTAACTTTAACAAATCAGTATTTGCGTGTTAATAAAGTAACAGTTTTAACGGCAGGTTCTGGTGGCACTTCTGCGGGAAGTATTTATGTAGGTACTGGCACTGTTACCACTGGTGTTCCAGCAAACATTATTAACCGTACTGGTTCAAGCAGCAACGAAAGTGAGTCTGCATTTTATACTGTACCCGCTGGATACACAGCATTTATTACTCGGTTTACAATGTCTTCAGCTAACTCAACAGCAAACACTTCTACTAGATTTATATTGCGAATTCGACCGTATGGTGGTGTTTTTGGGTACAAAGCTATATATAATATACCTGGAAACGGTATATATGAGTGTGAAGCAGCATATCCACTAGCAGTGCCAGAAAAGACAGACCTTGATATTTTATCATTAACAAGCGCCGACAGTGCCTACGCATCAACTCAACTACAAATCGTCTTAATTAAGAATGACGGTGTTTCGTAATGAGCATAGAAAGAGAATTAGCAGTTCATGGGACTGAGATTAAACATCTACAAGCTGATATGGATAGACTTGTCGCCGATATGGACGACATTAAAAAGACGCTTAATGACATTAATTCAACCCTTGCAGAAGCCCGCGGTGGTTGGAAAGTCTTAATGATGGTTGGCGGTGCTGGCGGTGCTCTTGGCGCTGTAGTTACTCAATTCGCACATAAACTATTTGGATAGGATAAAAAATGGCAATTACACTAAAGAAAAAAGTTACCGAAGCTGCAGAAGAAGTAGCAGTAGAAGAAGTGGTGGTAGCTAAGGAAGTTAAAGAAACGCCTGCCCCAGCAAAAGCACCTGCTACAGGTACAAGTTGGTTTATGAGCAAGTAATCATGCCAAGCAAGAGTAAACCTCAAGCTAAACTAATGGCTGCTGCGGCACATAACCCTAAATTCGCTAAGAAGGTAGGTATTCCTACTAAAGTAGCAAAAGAGTTTAACGCAGCGGACAAAGGTAAGACCTTTAAAAAAGGCGGCGTGTCATTAGCTGTTGGTCGTGGTGAGAAGTTACCAGTATCGCAAGGTGCTGGACTTACTGCCAAAGGCCGCGCAAAATACAATGCAGCAACGGGGTCGAACTTAAAAGCTCCTCAGCCAGAAGGTGGTCCTCGCAAGAAATCGTTTTGTGCCCGTATGTCAGGTATGTCCTTT